AGTAAAAATTCTACCTCATGATATATTTAAGACTGAGGCTAACCTTCCTGGAGCACATGGTGAGATTGACATGTCTTTTATAGATGAGTATGTATTACCATTCCCTCCAAGAGATTATCAGTTAGCTGCAGTAAAATATGGTCTAGAGAATAGACGAGGACTATTAGTATCACCTACAGCCTCTGGTAAATCTTATATAATATATCTTATGATGAGATACTTTATGGACATGAGCTATGACATGATAGCTGATAAGGTATTACTTATTGTACCTACTACATCACTTGTTAAACAAATGGTTGGAGACTTTGCTAAGTACTCTGAGAATGATCCTAACTTTGATGTGAATGAATGCCATGAGATTATGGCAGGTTTAGATAAAGGACATAAGACAAAGAAGATCTATGTGTCTACATGGCAGTCTATATACAAAATGCAGAAAGGATATTTCCAACAGTTCGGTATGGTTATTGGTGATGAGGCACACGGATTTAAAGCGAAGTCATTAACAAGTATATTGACTAAGTGTTCGAATGCAAATTATAGGTATGGTTTAACAGGTACATTAGATGGTACACAAACACATAAGCTTGTACTCGAAGGTTTGTTTGGACCACATAAGAATATCACAACAAGTAAAGAACTAATTGACCGTGGAGATCTTGCTAACATATCAATAGAAATTTTATTACTTAAGCATGGTGATGAAGCATGTAAGTTAGTAAGCAAGATGAAGTATCAAGATGAGGTGGATTGGATTGTTACATCAACGCGCCGGAATAATTTTATAAAGAATTTAGCCATAGATCTAAAAGGTAATACATTAGTATTATTTCAATACGTAGAGAAGCATGGCGAACCATTGTTTAGATCCATATCAGATGCAGTAGATGATAAGAGAAAAGTATTCTATGTCAGTGGTAAGACACCTGCGGACACCAGGGAAGAGATACGAGCTATAACTGAGACAGAGTCTAATGCTATATTAGTCTGTTCATATGGTACATTCTCTACAGGTATCAATATAGTTAACCTGCATAATATCATATTTGCCTCACCAAGTAAATCTCAGATAAGAGTATTACAATCTATTGGTAGAGGATTAAGAAAATCTTCTCTTGACACAACGATATATGACATAGCTGATGACCTACATTGGAAAGCTAATAAGAATTACACACTTAACCATGCCGCGGAACGCGTCAAGATATACTCTAAAGAAAGGTTTAAATTTAAGATGCACGAAATAAAATTGTTATAAATACATATATGGATAAAGACAACCTACCAGTACACTTAGAAGACATACCTGTTAAACTATACAAGCTCATCTCTGGTGAATGCATAGTGGCATACACACATGAATTAAACGATGAGTCGAATGGTCAACATATTGGTATAGAAGAACCAATGAAGGTAATGATTGAAGAGGATAATCATTATATCATGACTCCTTGGTTACCATTTGCCGAACAGAAATTACACATCCTCGATGATTTTAATGTCATGATTACATCGACGGTTAGTGATGATGTTAAGGCACATTATATGAAAATAATCTTAGATGAGATTGACTCAGATGATAGACGTGTAGCTGATCAGATGAGAACTATGAAAGGAAACGCTACCACTCATTAATATACTGTCCCTCCGCAGAGATACTCTCTTATTATATCATACTTTTACTACAATGTACATACTTAACCGCAAATAAATATGGAAATAACTTCAAACGCAGCAGACAAAGTATCCGGAATGAAATCCGGAGACGAACATCTACGTGTTTATATTACTGGTGGTGGATGTTCAGGCTTTAATTATGGTTTTATATTAGATGAGAAGATAATAGAAGGTGATTTTCATCTTGAGAAAAATGGTATGGACTTACGTATTGATCCAATGAGCTATCAATACTTAGAAGGAATAACAATAGATTATGTAGAAGATCTACAAGGATCACGGTTTCAAGTGACTAACCCACAAGCAAAAACAACATGCGGATGCGGCTCATCTTTTAGCGTCTAAGTATGTACAAATGAACTTTATATGATATAATGTATATAACATGGAGAAAGAAATGACTGAGAAAATTAAACCAAGAGACAAACCCCATTATGTAAACAATAGGCAGTTTAGTTATGCTGTGGTTGACTATGTAACTGAAGCAAACGCAGCTAAAGAAGCTGGCACAAAGAATCCAATCGTACCTGACTATATAGCTATATGCTTTATGAAGATATGTGAAGGACTATCTCACAAACCAAACTTTGTACGGTATACATATCGAGATGAGATGGTAATGGATGGTGTTGAGAATTGTCTTAAAGCAATTTATAACTATCGTATTGATGCATCTACTCGAACAGGTAAGCCTAATGCATTCTCATACTTCACTCAAATAGCTTACTTCGCTTTCATTCGTAGAATCGTTAAAGAGAAAAAGCAATCAGATATTAAATTTAAGTTCATGGAGCAGGCTAACATAGAAGACTTTGTTTCTGCTATTGATATGAACAGTCCAATTGATCAGTCATTCCTTGATACACTTCGTGAGAAGATTAGTAAGATCAGAGAGACCGATAATGCTATTAAAGAATTCGATAAGGTTGATAAGGAAGTCAAGAAGAAAGGATTAGAGAAGGTGATGACTTGAAGAACTTATTAATCATTGGTTATGGTGTAGTAGGTGAAGCAGTTTATAAAGGTTTAGATCAAGATCCATCAAATTATATACAGATCATGGATCCACCTAAGGATATGAATCCTTTAGATGATGGCATTAATGATTACGCTGATTATAATTACTATGATGGTATTGTTATATGTGTACCTACACCTCAGGGTCCGACAGGTGAATGTGATGACATGTTAGTTGAACAGTATCATTATGACATTCGTAAGCATGCAACACGAGTACCTATCCTTATTAAGTCAACTATATCACCTGAGCTTATAGAGTTATTGCAAGATGATAAGTTCCTAACAACTAATCCAGAATTCCTAACCGAAGCTGATTCTAAAGAAGAATTTCTACATCAGAGGTTTGCTATCTTTGGTGGACATCAATGTATGTATTGGTATTCACTTTTTATGAATGCAGGTATAAGGATGGATAACAGAAAGTTTACTGATATCAGGACAGCATGTTTTGCTAAGTATACAATCAATTCATTCTTAGCTACCAAGGTTATATTCTTTAATGAACTAAAAGATCTGTTTGGTGAAAATGGATTTGATGAGCTAACTGAATTAGTAGGTATGGATGATCGTATTGGCAATAGCCATATGATGGTACCAGGGCCAGATAGAAAATACGGATTTGGTGGGATGTGTTTCCCAAAAGATACAAGTGCATTTGTTAAATCAGGTAAAGGTAAACTAACCTTATTAGAAAAAGCACGTGAAATTAATGATGACATTCAAGAGGATAGAAGATGGATATAATAATGACAGGATCTAGTGGCTATATAGGTTCACACCTTTCGCGATATTTAGAAAAGCAAGGACATAAAATATACGGTTATACCGGTGAGATCACCGAGTTTGATTACATAATGGGTAAGTTTGATATGGTCATTCATCTTGCAGCTCAGACAGGTGTTCGTAGATCACTTGAAAATCCTGAAGAATACTGGGAAACAAATGTACTTGGTACAAGACGAGTGTTTGATTTCTGTAAAGAACGTAAGATGAAATGTTTATACGCATCAAGTTCTAATGCTCATGAATGGTGGACTAATCCATATGCTACAACGAAGAAGGTTAATGAAATGGATGGCCATCACTTTGTAGGCTTTAGACCTCATACAGTTTATCCAGGAAGAAAGGATATGATGTATTATAGAATGACAAATGAACCTGATCAAGTTCAATATATTAATGGATACCATGAAAGAGACTGGACTCATATAGAAGATTTATGCTCTGCGGTATGTACATTGGTGGAAAACTATGATATAATGGTGGGTAAGTGTGTAGATATAGGAACAGGCGAATCAATTAATTTAAAAGAGGTAGCGGCAAAACTAATGCCATATAGATCACCTCAGATAAATGCTGAGAATCCATCACACGAACGTGTAGTAACATGTGCAGATATTACTGAAATGAAAAAACTTGGGTGGAAACCTGAGCACAGAGTTGTTACATAGTGAGAGTAGATAAAGAAACGATCTGGCATTTCACATGTCAGTTTTGCATGGCTTATTGGAGCATAGCAACCATGGAACACGAATGGGTACCAAAGAAATTATATTGTCCACACTGCGGAAAACAAAATGAAAATAGCAATACTGAATGACACCCATTGTGGTGTAAGAAATAGTTCACAGATATTCATAGACTTCCAAGAAGCATTCTATGATAAAGTATTCTTTCCATTCTGTAGAGATAATGATATAAAAAAGATCATTCACCTTGGTGACTATTATGATCACCGTAAGTTTGTAAACTTTAAGGCATTGAATGCTAATAGAAATCATTTCCTTGAGCCTATGAAGAATGCAGGTATGACCATGGATATCATTCCAGGCAACCACGATGTATTTCATAAGAACACAAATGATCTATGTTCTCTTAAAGAACTATTAGGATACTATACAAGCAACATTAATATTGTAATGAAACCTAAGACCATGAACTATGATGGTTGTGAAGTTCATTTGATACCATGGATTAATCCAGAGAATCATGAAGAGTCTATGAAGTTCTTATCAAGTAATGACGGTATTATGATGGGTCATTTAGAGTTACAAGACTTTGAAATGATGAGAGGTATTAAACAACCTAAAGGTCACGGTATGGGTATAGAACCATTTAAGCATTTCGATATGTGTTTATCTGGTCACTATCATGCAAGTAGTCAACAAGGTAACATAAGATACTTAGGATGTCAAATGGAATTCACATGGGCAGATGCTGGTGATCAGAAATATTTCCATGTGTTTGATACAGAGACAAAAACTATTGAAGCAATACCTAATCCATTAACATTATTTGAGAAGATTTATTATGATGATACTGTTACAGATTATACGTCTTACGATATAAATAAATTTAGCGGCAAATTCGTCAAAGTGATTGTAGGTAATAAATCTAATCCTTTTATGTTTGATAAGTTTGTTGAAAGAATATCAGATCTAGATACACATGATCTGAAGATAGCTGAGAATTTCTCAGAATTTTTAGGTGAGAATGTACTCACCAATATAGAAGATATAGAAAATACAACCGACCTAATGGCTGGTTATATAGATGGTGTAAATACAGATCTGGATAAGGGTAAACTAAAAACTCTTATGAACTCATTGTATAATGATGCCATAGACATGGAGATACAATGAAGAAAAATATGGCACGAATAAGAATAGCAACAGGAGTATTTGTTCTTGTTTGCTTATATGTAATATGGAATAGTCCAGTTATGGCTGAGCAGATATGGACTGACTTTAGTCCAAAGCCTAATGTGATTATAATCGAAGACCCTGAAAGTGACAACACAATTGTCATGGTTAAAAACGAACCTATGAAAACTGAAGCTGATGTTAAGACTGAGAATGAAATTGACAAAGAGAAGTATAGAGTTTACTTTGAAGATAAGAAACTTGTCCTAATGATATTAGGTGGTCTTGAATATTGGAGAATGAATTGTGGTACACTTACTGCAACAGGTGAATACTTTGTGAAGATAGCTATTAAAAAACATGATATAGATGAAGAGGAAATGAGCATGGATATGAGTTTTCAAACCGGCCTATTTGCTGCAACACTATAT